CTGTTATTAAAGACTATGAAGGTATTGTAAAAGTTGAAACATTTATGGGTATTAAAATATTCATTTCTAACCATTCAGGAATAGCCCAAGTAAATTTAGTAATTTAACATACGGAGGTAACAAATGATTGAAACAAAACGATGTTACGTAAAAAGTGGAGCAGAAAGATGGGATTATGATTTGAATCCTCCCCAATGTGAAGTCATTGACTATTGGGTTATGCTTGGAGAGCAAAAAATATTTAATTTCCCTTATTATGAAGATGCGCTTGATTACGCAAACAAATTAAATAATGCCATTGATTCGGTTAATAAAACATACAGAGGTAAGAAATGAAACTATACACACAACATCAATTGCTAAACACTGCTGAGGCAATCAAAAATTACTACGAGAATAATCCAGATACTGCACAAGAAATGGTAAAAAAACATCTTATGAATTTGTCACCCGTTACTAAAAAAAGAACTCTCATCATCTACAATACCAAAGAAACAACTGAAGAAGAAGCAAGGCATCTATTAGAGATTTTAAATTGTGATGATTCAACCTTATGGGATAACGCAGACCATTGCGGAGTTCAAGTAATTGAAGTACCATTAGACAACGGAGGAGGTGAGCAATGACAAACAATAAACAACAGACGGCAGTGGAGTGGTTAATTGAAAAGTGTGCTTGTGCAGATTTAAGACCTGAACTTTGGGAGATCATCAAACAACAAGCGAGGGAGATGCACAAACAGGAAATAACCCAAGCGTGGAAAAAAGGAGATGGGGAATTTGATAAAGTATCGGATAAAATGAGTTTGGAATACTACGAACAAACCTACGGAGGTAACAATGACTAAAGAATCTATATCTTCCTTTATTGAAAAGCTACTTAGTGAAGTATCTCCTGAACAAATGGAAGCTACAAGCAAACAAATGGAGCCTCTAGGTCCTAAAGCAGAAGCTCATGACTTAGTTCTATCTTTTTATTACAGCCTTCCTAATAACGGAAGTTTAAATCATGGTATTAATAGCTGTGACTCTCGTTATAAGGAAGGTGTTGTATGTGCTGGACTAGCTACTAAGCGAATTATCTTAGCCCTAGAAGCCCACAGTTGGCAAAACAGAAATGAAATAGCACACTATAAGGAAATTTTAAAAGAAATAGAACTACTATGAGTAAAATAAAACAAACTAAAATACCAATGCTAATGACTACAGATAATGTACTTAAGGTTGCTGTTCAGCAAGGAGTAATTGAGGATGATTATAATTGGAAGTTAGTTAGAGAACGTGATGGCTTAGTTAATCAATCTAAAGAAATTCTTTGGTTAGAGTTTGATGAGAAAGGTAACTTTAAAGAGAAACATGATGAGCCTGCTATAGGACGTGGATTACTTATGTCTCCTTTTAATCCTTACTTTACTTGGCAGACAACTTCTATCACAGAAATCTATGAGCAGAAAGAAAACTATCTTAAATTTAAAACAGGTAATAGCGTTTATGAACTCTACAAATTAACTTAATCTATGAAAACACTATTACTATTTATTTTTAAACTGACTTTATTAATCTGTTTATTTTTCTTAGGATTTATAGGGCTTATAGTCAACATAGGCTACCTATTTATAGAACTATTTGATAGTTGGATTAATGCTGTCTGTGGTAAAATAGAAGATAAACTTGACAAATTAAGAGTACTTTAGATTATTATGACAATAGAAACAGAATTAAAACTAGATTTACAAGGTTATACTCCTAGACAATATGCTGCTCTTATTCTAAAAGATGACTTTGGCTACAGCCATGAGAAAGCAGGAATACAACTAGGTATTAGCCGTTATGCATTTGCTATACTCTATAAAAGAGCTAAAACTAAACCAGACACCCTCTATGCTCACAGAAATATCTTACTACTGCGAAAAGCGACCTGAGTTCTTTGACTTTATCTCAAACCACTTTAAAGTTGTATTTACAGAGAAATCCTTTAATGATTCCAACTTATCCGTGCATGCTATCCAAGATGGATATGATATAGCAGCTGTATTGTTAATGAAGAAGAAAAAAGTAGGATACCGTATTACCTTTATTCACGTAGCAGAGAAGTATCAAAGACAAAGAATAGGTAAGTTTCTTTTATCTTTAGCTCATGAACATGCTTTAAGGGAAAATAAGAGCCCTGTGAATATAATCACTAGAGTTAAAGCAAATAACTTAACTTCGTTAAACTTCTTTATTAATGCAGGATACACTTTTAAAACTTTTGAGTGTAAACATGAAACAATTGAGACTAACGGAGACATTACAACAACAACTAAACCAGCTTATATATTAACTTATGACTTCAGAAACGAGATTATTGTTAAATAGGATTAAAACTCCTGATGGTACTATTTTGACTTCTTACAATAGACATGACTACCTAACCCATAAAGACACTATAACCAAAGAGGTTCTTATGGTAGATGGAGGTAATGACTATATAAGAAGGCATGTAGGTACTTACGAAGAGCTAAGCGTCTATGACGATGGCTCACACATTACTAGAAGGTCTGCTTTACATTGGGGTACTAGAGGTAGGGATGGTAAACAACCCTTAGTTTATAAACCAATCAAAGACCTAGACTCAGATCATATAGAAGCTATTCTAAAAACACAAACCCAACTCTCTGAGTTTTATAAGGAAGTGTTTAAAGAAGAGTTGAAATATAGATTTGACGAAAAAGCAGAAAAGCTTTAACTTTGAGTTATGTCACCAGAAACTCAAGCCCTTGCCTTAGAGATTGAAATCAAAAGTTTAGGATTTCAAGTAGATAGAGCAATGTACAGAAAAATTGCTAACCTTATAATAGACAAGATTATACTAGAGTACGAAGATATGTCTAAGTACTTTGATGGAAATAACAAGTCTATTAACAATGCTGTATTATATTGGAAACAAGTTAAACAACACACTAACGATGAGGTGTAAACTTAGACTGATTAGATTTAAAATAAACAACACTAACTGTATGAGTAGCACTCAGTTCCTCGCCTACTCTCTTCTCTCTATTTCCCTTTTGTCCATAGTAATAGCATTGTTTGCTAATCTATGGAGTATCTTTGTGGAATGGAGTACACACTAAGTGAAGAAGGTACAGTCATTGAATTTCATCTGATTGTTAAGACAATGCACAAAAACGAAGATTACAAGTTTTACTCGGAAAAAGAACGAGATAAAGCACACAAGAAAGCCCTAGGAGAAAAGAATTTATTACTCGTTCATTGTTACAAACACGACAGCGAAGAAACACCAGAAAACACTTAAACTAAACTTAAACTTAAACATAAAGCACCTCTAGGGGTGCTTTTTTCATTTAAACTAAACTAAACTAAAACCAAAATATGCCAAACCAACAAATTATTGATGATCCATTCTCCTCGGAGTTTATGGAAACTGCAAACAAAGAAATGCAAACTATTCATGTATCTGCTGCATCTCTTCGTAAAAGAAGAGTAAGGCAGGATAAGTTTGTTCTACACCCTGACTTAAAGAAAAGATTAATTAAACTTATTAGTACTAATGTACCTGAGCAAGTGAAAGCAATTGCTCAGCAAATTATAGATTTAACGCATGTACCTACTTTAAACAAGTATTGTAACTATCTAGGGTTATCTCAAGCTGACTATACTAAAATTTCTTATTTAGATGAAGACCGTAAGAATCGTTTAAATGGTCAAGTGGGTATTCAACACATTATTAAGCCTGGAACAGAAGCTGTATTTCATTATAAAAGAAATTACGTAAGTCATGAACCTAATCATGGTCACTATGATTGTAAACTAGTTTTAACTGCTAGACACTTAGGAGGAGATGTTTTTCCTATTAAGGGATTTGTACTTGAAAACAAAGAATTTACAGTAACTTCTTATCTATGGGAAAATAGCCAAAGAACACAGAATGAACATGTTTTTAACTTTGAATTTAAAAATACCTTCTTGGAAAAAGATTCAAGGCCTCTAAGGATTAGAAACTCTAGGTTAGTGTCTAGTGCATCTTTTCATGTAGATCAATCAGGATACGAAGGTACTGGAGGATATAATCTATTAGGCGTAAGTTTTAATAAAACTGAAACTAAAGTTAAAGAAGTATGGAACTACAAACAAAGATACCACACTTCAGTAGGTAAGATTGTTCGTAGGTTATTTGGAGATACTTATAGCGATAGAGATATTACTGCTTTTGCAGAAGCCTATGCTAGTCTAATTACTGTAAGCAACCCTTTGTATGATTTTGCTATTATTGACGGAGATGCTATCAAAGATGCTTATCATTTTGAGAACTATGCAGCTCAATCAGGTACTCTAGGAAGCTCTTGTATGCGTCACAGATCATGTCAAAACTACTTTGACATCTATACTAAGTTTCCAGACAAAGTAAGGATGGCTGTACTTAAAAGAGGTGGTAAGATTGCTGCTCGTTCTATTATGTGGAACATTGAAGGTAAGTTTATGTTTGACCGTATTTACTATACAACAAACGAAACACAAAACTTACTCAAGAACACATTAGAAGCTGCAGGATACTCTACTCTTTTCTCTGTAGGAAGAATCTACTCTATGGAGATAGATTTAGAAGGAATAAATAAATTCCCTTATTTAGATACTTTATGTAACTATGACCTAGCTAGAAAAATACTTACCAATGGTTGTATAGATGGTCTTCGTTATGAGTTTAGAAACACTGGGGGTGATTACTATCAATATAATTGTCAGGGTGAAGAGGAGGATAGTGACTATACCTGTAGTTGCTGTGATAATACTGTACATTATGATACTACTATTTACGTTGAGAGAGGTCAATATCGTGATCTAAGAGTATGTGAAGATTGTGCTATTTACTCAGATTCAACTGGAGAGTATCATACCATTGAAGATGACACAGTTATCACTTATCAAGATGATTCTATCTTAACAGATGAAGGTATTAGGTTAATTGATGATAGATGGGCACACCAAGATGATCCTGAACTTAGGCAATTTGAGAATGGCTTTGGTTATTTTATCTTAGATGAACATGACTATCTAACTGATGGCAATGTATATTATTATCCAAATGATGAGACTAAGCCAGAAAATCTTTATGATAGTGAAGAAGTAAATAGGAGAAACAGCAAGAGACTATCTGAGATTATAACAAATAATTCTATTATTAACATCCATAGTAGTAGTAATGTTGGTATTGGAAGTTTAGGTATTGGAACCTATCTACTAAATACAAATACTATTACTAGTACTACTAATTACTCAAATTTTTCTTTTGTAAACGAAAATCAACCTGAATCAGAAGAAATAATAGAAGTAGAAGCGATGGTACAAGACAATAATGAAGAACACTTAATTTAAAAAAACAAAAAAATGACTTATAAATATAAAAGCAAAGAACTAGGTGAAGTAGATGATACATTAAAAGGAAATTTCCCTGTAGACTTTGATCTACTGTTTGATATTATGTATCAACAAAGCCCCACCTACCAGCCAGAGATGGAGAAGCTTAAAAAGGATTGGCTTATTAATCTTATTTCTCAAATAGACGGAGTAACAGTAGAAGAGAAAGGCGGTAATATCTATTGCACAAAAGGAGAAGCTGAGTATTATCCTACTGTAGTAGCTCATTATGACACAGCTCAAGACTATCATGTAGGCATGCGTATCTTTAAGACAGATAAGTGGATTTTCGGCTTTGATGACTTCAGAGGCGAACAATGTGGCTTAGGTCTCGATGACTCTGTAGGTGTATGTTTTGCTATTCAAATGCTTAAGATGATGCCTGTATGTAAGGTATTCTTGCCTTATGGTGAAGAAAGGGGTTTATTAGGTACTAACTGTTGTGATATGACTTTCTTTAACAACTCTCTAGTAGTTACTCAGCTAGATCGCAGGTCTTATACAACAGACTTCATCCAGTATACTAATGGGTATCAAGTGTGGAATCCTGAACATCTTACCCTTATTAAACCTTTGATGGACAAATATGGATACAAGCCTGCTTCAGGTACAGCTACTGACGTAGGTGGACTTCGTAGAAGGGGACTTAAAGTTTCTTCTCACAACTTATCTTGTGGTTATTTTAACGAGCATGGAGATAGTGAGGTAGCTAGTGTTAATCTAATGATTAATGCTTTTAGCTTTGCTTATGAGATGCTTACAATGTTGGCTGAAAGAAACATTCCACTCGAATTTCCTCTTCCTTCTTTTGACCTTCCTAAGCATTCTGGTAAAAAGTCACATAGTAGTGAATCTCATCTAGGCTTAGGTGCTAAGCAAATTAGCATGTGGGACGTCTATGATGATTATTACTACGATCAGGTTAAGGGAGACTTTGTAAAAATAGAAGATAAAACAAAAGATCCCTTCTATTGGGAAGATGATGGGAAGACCTCTAAAGACGTTAAATCTGTTGAAGATGACATGGATGACCTTGAAGCCTATGAAGCCTACAATGAATGGGTTATGAGTGTTTATCCTGAGATGTCTTTACCTGCACATAGGAAAGAACTTACTCACCTCTCTCACTATTACTGTGCAGATGGAGTAGACTTTAAAGTAAAAGACCTATCCTCTACAACAGTAGATGAAGCTCTTATGGATGAAGGTGTATGTCCTATTTGTTTAGGACATGCTATACATATCACGAATGACTTGTTACTTGAAACTTCCTGTTCAGATTGTGAGAGTATTTTTAACATACCAAAAGACATGGTAGAGTCCTATGAATACGACTTTCACCAAGTATGGCTTGGTAAGAAGGATTTCTTAGAGATTAGAGGATTAGCTTAGGCTATTCCTTTAATCGTAAATCATCTATTAAATAAGTAGAATCAAAAGAATATTATGGACATAGAACATTATGGAGATAGTCTGGAATCAACCCCAGACTATCTTTTTATGAGAAAAATGTGGATAGAAGACTTGGAAAAAGTTGAAGAATCCCTTATCTTTGTAGACCCGCCTAAGTTTAATAAAGAGAAATTATTCAAAGGCATAAACGTAATTTTAACCACAACAGAAAATGAAGAAAACATTCTACGAAGTCCTATGGGAACTAGCAGTCAAAGAGAAAATGATAGACAAGTGGATTTACGAAGACAAACTTCTGAATAATGGAACCACTTTTAGTTGGACACCTAAAGCACTAGAAGAACTTGACATAAGTCAGGTAATATCTGCACTTAAAGTTGCTAGACACTCTGATCCTGTTAAAGTAATTGCAAATCCAACACCACAACCTGAAATACCTATTACATGGGTAACAGAGTTTATCGCTAAGTTTAGTACAAAGAACATAGGAGTATCAGGAAAGACTACTGACAAGGTAAGTGTAGTTAAGCGATTGATTAAATTCTTAACAGAGTACGACTATACCTTAGACGAGATAGCCAGAGCTACTGACCTTTACATAGATACCTTGAAAGGACAAGGATCTATTAAGTTTATCAGAGAGTGTGGTTATTTTATCTCTAAGAAGATAGATGGAGTGGAACAAAGCGACTTAGCTAAGTGGTGTGAAGAGTTAAAGAATGGTAGTGGACCTGCCTATAATAGTCATCAAATCTTATAAGGATGAACTTTGAAAGTATAATAGCTCAGATTGAGAGAAACAAAGAAATTAAGGATGCAGGAGGAATAACTTCTATTGCTCCTCCATTTCCTAGGTTGGCTCAATACTACGGAGGCTTTACTAAAGGTTCTATTACTTGTATTACTGCTGCATCAGGTGTAGGTAAGTCAAAGTTTGCAAAATACATGACTATCGTAAACATCTATAAAGCAACAAGAAATACAGAAATCACTCCTAAGATATTTTATTTTGCCTTAGAAGAGAGTGCTACAGATTTCTGGATGTCTTTTATATCTATTTATTTACATCAGAATTACAATCTTACTGTCACTGTACAGCAATTAAAGTCTATAGGAAACTATAAAGTAAGTTCTGAGTTAATGACTAAGATAAAAGCTGCAGAAACCTTTATCACTAATTTACAAAACATTGTAGATGTAGTAGATTATATAAGGAATCCTACAGGTATAGCTAAGTATGTAAAAGCATACTTTGACAACCCACAGATAGGAGAAAACATCTACAAAGACTTAGATGATGGTAGAAGAATTACTACAGGCTACAGATACAGATCTGAAGACCATTGGGTATTCTTTGTACTAGACCACATTAGTCTCTTATCTAATGAGATAACTCCTGACACTAAGATGAAGTTAAGTTCTTATCAGACTTTTGACTTTATGATTAAGGATTATGTGCTAGACGTGTTTTCTAAGCGATATAAGATGGCTAATATCATTGTCCATCAGCAGACTCCTGCATCAGAAAAGCAAACTTACACTTACAAGGGACAGTTAATGGAAGAGAAACTAGAACCTTCTATGGAAGAACTCCACATTAACAAAGGTGTACACCAAGACTACGAAGTAGTTCTGGGTATATTTAGTCCTGCAAGATATAACATAGCAGTTCATAATGGCTATGATGTATCTCTATTAGGTAACAAATACCGCTCTCTTAAATTCCTTAAAGACCGCTACTATGGCTTAGAAAATTCAAGCGTAGGACTTTACTTTAATGGAGCTAACGGAAAGTTTGACGAGTTACCAAAGCCTGAAGAGATGAATAATCCTGTAGGCAATCATTATGAAAGATATTTAAAAATGTAAAATTGTAAAATTGTAAAATTGTTAAAATCAATGAATAAAAAAGAAGAGTTTAGTCCAGAATTAGTCCAAGTACTCACCCATATGTGTAGTATGATTGGAGAAAATTACGAGGAAGTAGATTTTAATTCTCCTACCTGGTATTGGGAACACACTTGGACAATGGAGAAGGAAGAAGAGTTTATAGATTGGCTAGCTAAATTACTTTATGACAACAGTAAAGTAAGAAAAGCAATCTTAAGTTTCCCTTCTAAAGATAAAAAGCGTTGCCAAGCAGGAGCAAGATTCTTTGCTTCTATGTACGGTTGGAAAATAATAACTGAAGATTTAGATAAACTACTAGAGACAAAATAAACAAAATAAACTAACTATATGTCAAGCAAACTAATCGCTATCGTAGGTCCCTCAGGTACTGGTAAATCCACATCTGTAAGGACTCTAGACCCAAAAGAAACATTTATTATTAATGTAGCAAGGAAAGAATTGCCTTTCAAAGGAGCAGAAAAACTTTACAATCTCGAATCTAAAAATTACATGGAGGTAGATGACATCAATCAAATCACCGCATTGTTACAACAGATTAGCGAGAAAGCTCCTCACATCAAAAACATCATCATGGATGATGCTATCTACTCTATGTCTTTCCTTATGATGAAGAAAGCCAATGAGATCGGTTTTGGTAAGTTTGTTACCCTTGCAAAAGATGTAACTAATATGCTTACTAGTGCTCGTAAGCTTCGTAATGACCTTAAAGTATTCTACATCACCCACTCAGAGAACATTGAAGATGATGGACATATCGTAGGTCAGAAGATTAAGACAATAGGCAAAGCATTGGATAACCAAATCGTACTAGAAGGATTGTTTACTATCTGTCTTTATACTCACGTAGGTGAAGATAAAGATGAGAAAGCAACTTATCACTTTGTAACCAATCGTTTTAAGAATTACCCTGCTAAAAGTCCTATGGATATGTTTGCAGAAACTCTTATCCCTAACGACTTGCAAACAGTATGTGATACAATAGATAGTTATTATGCAGAAGAAGTACCAGTACCCGTAAAAAGCAAAAAATAAAACAAAACAAAACAA